TTTCAAATATAGTACCGTCGCGTTTTATCCCGCCCGGTAAAGCCATTTTGTAAACTTGACTATACTGGGGCTGAATTTGTTGCTGTTGCGCTGGTTGTGCTGGCGCGACAGCCATTAGAACGTCCCACCACTAATAAGTCCCGCTGTAAGCGTGCCAGTAACTGTTTCCGACCCACCAACTAAAAGCGATGCTGGGGTGCTAATTACTGGAGCTAATGCGTTTGTACCGTTTAAATCTAATATTTCAGTACCGTTTGCAGTTAAACCTAAAATACTGGTTCCACGTAAATACATACCTGTTGCGTTGTCGCTTATAAACGAAAATGATGGCGCTGTAGCGGATCCATTTTGAGCAAAAAATACTCCAGCGTTAGTTGTTGAAAGCGTAAATAGACCAGACGCTTCGCTAAGCACTAACGCAACTTGACCAGCAGATAAAACCACTGGAGCAGAACTGCTACCAGTTGTATTAAATGAAAGGTTGTAAGAACCTGATGTTGTATTATTAACTAGCACATACAACTGAGTGATTGCTGGAAGCGTAATACTTAAACCTGTTGTACGTGTGCCAGATAGAGCAACATAGGTTTGAATGGTTGGTGCGTACGTTGTTAAATTAAACGTGCTGCCAGTGATACTATCAACGTCATACGTTCCAGAGGTAAAAGTAACGTTGTTTTGATTTGTTAAACCAACAGTAAAAAAGTTACCTGTGCTTGATTCGTAGTAAATAAATCCAGAATCGCCGGGGTTAGCAGTAATGCTAGACAGACCATTAATTTTTGATGGAGTCTGCGTTGCAATTGTTAACGTGCCAGTTCCACCATTTCTAAAACCAATCCACCAACCGGGGGACAAAGTGGTAAGGCTTGGCAGTGTGAATGTGCCAACGCCGCCAACCCATACGTATGTATTAGCTCGGCTACTATTTGTAATTGAAGGTGATACTGATGTTTCAACAACGTTACTAGTAACAGCTAACTGACCCAATACTGTAGTCAATCCTGCGCCAGCCAACGAAGACGCATCAGCAGATGAAGTGCCAGTACCTAAGGTAATAACGCCCCAGCTACCATTAACGTTAGCGGTATTATTGGTTAGGTAAAAATAAACTGTTACGCCAGAATTAACCGTAACACCATTTAAACCATTAATATCTGTAACGGTAAATGCTGAAGAGCCTTTATTGCGGAAAAATATATCACTGCCAAGTGATCCTTGAGTTGCGTCTGGTAGGGCAATTGACAAACTGCTAGTAGACGGCGTGCAATCCATAATGCGTGATGCAGGGACCTGCGTGCCGCTGACTACTTGAGGCCAGTAAAGTTGGGTGTTAGAACTAAACGCTAAGGCGTAATAGGATACATCCGTTGGTTCAATAACGGTACCAGTAAACGGGGATACAAATGATTGTGACATATATTAGGGTTCCTGAACCGTTACGTTTCTGTCGATGCGGCGTTGGTTGTCTTCTTGCTTGAGTGCTGCCAACGAATCGTCGTAATATTGTTTCCAAATTGGTAGCTTGTCCAAAGCCTTTAAGTAGCCTTGAGCTTGCAATAAAGAGCCAAACAACATCGCCTGTGGGCATTCGCGCGTGAACAGATTTTGTTGATTTTGTGAATCTAATGGCTGAATTTCGCTGTAATACAAAATTTCAATAGGGTATGTGGCATCAGGTTTTGGTGCGAACGCCCAGTTGTTATAGTCGTAATCAGCATAGTAAAGCGGTGTGCCAGAGGATGATTCAGCTTGATATTGCGCTACATAATCTTGGCTGCGCAGTAAAATAGGTTGGCCATTATACTTCATTGAAACTGTTTTACGCCAGCGTGCTGGTTTGTTTAGTACCACTTGATTAGTGGCCAGTGTTGTTTCAACTACGGTTAACTGCAAATACGTTTTTAACTGCGCTGCAATAGCAGACTCAGCCAAACCAATTAAGTTTGGAATTTGAGCTACAAACTGGGCGTCATTACGCTCCATATAGTTAATAATGTCAGCTACGAGATTATCGTAGGTCATTTGATATGCGCTGGTCATCGTGTATAGTAGCTGTAGTTAGGTTGGAAGTAGATTGGTGACTTATCACGATCTTCTTCTTCGGCTTGCGTACGTAGATTAAGTGCTAATTTTTCCAAGTAAGCAACGCGCCCCATATCAACACCGGGCAACTGCATCGCCAACTCATGGGTGAGCGCAGCTTGAATGTAGGGGATCCAACGGTTGGGCAGGTATAACTGATTAGTCAACGAGCCAACGTCCATCATCTGCTTTTCAATAATGAGCTGGAATACTTGGAAGTCGTTGGATGGTACAGGCCAGATATACATCTCTGGATCAATCTGACGGTTAAACCAGTATTGCAAAGAACGTACAGATGGAAACTGTTTGTTTGGTAAGTTCCAGTAGTCATCACGGTTTAAGCGTGCTAATGGAATAACTTGTTGTGATTGTGCAAAAACAATTTGACGGCATGAAAATGGCGTCGATGTGGTAGAACGAATACGATGGAAGTAATACGGAATGGTCAGATTAATTGGAATGTAAGACCATGTACGGTCTTGCAAGGTTAGTGGCGTATCAAACGCAGCTTGCTGTTCCCATGTAATACCATCGTTACTTGTTTCATATACCAAACCAGTGTATGTTACGCTACCGTAGTTTGGTGCATAGGCATTGATACCAACGTAATACACGCTAGTTTGATTTTGATATTGAGCACCAAACCAGTTTTCACTAACCGTAGTTGTACCAAAACCATTTAAGTTTTGATCAAACACGTTTGGTGAAGTTGAATTGTCAACAGGCAGTGCTGTCTCAATTTGTGGTGTCTGGATGTAAATCCAATTTGCCTCGCGCACGTCAATCGTGCCCATTGGCATAGTAAGGATCTGCTGATTACTTTGCGCACCAAGGATGATATTCTCTAACAACCATAGGTTAACGCCGCGGTTAGACGAGTTCTGCAAAATGTAGAACAGCGCCTGCTTAGCGGCTTGTACGTACTCAGGTGTGATTTCTTCAGCTTGCTTTCCTGCACCACGAAAGGCGTAGGAAATCATCTGATCAACGTCGACCGTAGTCTGGTTGTATGTATTAGAATAGGCCACGGCTTATTTTTTCCCGCGTTTAGTTTTACCGCCCTTTTTCATGCCGCTTGCAGCGCCGCGCTTCCAATCAGATAGGCTTGGTCCTTGACCGGGAGCATATCTATAAACTAAATCATCAGGACGATTTGCAGTTTTTGGTAAATCACTAAGTCTAGGTGTTGGCATCTGAACCGGTCTTACTTCAACGTCTTTACCGTCAATATTCATCGTAGGTGTTCTTCCAACACCTGATGGCATTTTAACTGGTTTGGCATTTTTAAAATCTATGTCATCAACCAATCTACCTTCAGCCATTTTTTTAACTTTGCCGCCAGTTTTTAACTTAGACAAATCGGTGTGCTTTTTCTCATGCAGCTGATCATCGTGCATCTTGAATGCTTTTTTGATCATTTGCTTGTCTTGCTTAACGTCGCCACCTTCTTTGTAGTGACCGCCAGCGCACATCATTTTGACGTTTTGTTTAAAATCTTTCATTAGCGTCCTCTTCCAGCTGCTTTCTTCATTACCTTCTGTGGCAGGTTGGCTTTAGCTTTACCAGCTTTGATAAACTCCTTGCCTACCTTCTTAGGAATGCCAATGTTGCTTTTGCCTGCGGCAGCAGCGTACATGGCTTTTTGCTGTTGTTTAGATTCGATTGGCATATTAGCAAACCTTTGTAGCTTTACCGCCACGTTTTTTAGCAACAGGAGCAGATTTAGTTTCTGCTTCTTTATCTTTAGCAGCGGTTTCTTCTTCTACTTTTGCATCTTTAGCTTTTTCATTGCTGTATATTGCGGCAGCTGTTGGAAGCCCAAACAATGCACCCGGAAATAAACCTGCTGCAATTTTTCCAATTTTGCCACCAGCTGCATGCTTTTTAACTTTACCACCACGCTTTTGACCCATGGTGCCCATGTTAGTAGGCATTGGTTGCTGTTGTGGTTGTGGATTCATTTGATTAGCCAACGCGTTCATATCACCTGTGCCGCCAATTCGTTGCTGTTGTTGCAACAACTGTAATTGCATTGCAGGAGGCAATCTACGCATCTCTTGCATTAATGCTAATTGATGGGCGCGTGCGATGGAATCTGGGCCGGTAGCTAATGGAGCTGTTTGGCTACCGGCAGCCATCTTTTTTACTTCACCGCCTTTTTTGTACTTGTTTGGGCCGCCTTTAGCGCCAGACTTAGCATCAGCCATTTTAGCGTTGTCGCTTACTTTCTTAGCTTTTGATGAGCCAGCGGGTTTGCTTTTTTCTTTAGCAACGTCGCTGCCCTTCATGGCT